AGACCAGTAATTACTCAACACTGTCCAATAACGCTGAATTCTCAAAGTATTTCCTCATGAAAGAGTACCTTCATTGGGATGATGCTATGATCAAAGCTAATTCAGATGGGTTTAAAAAGGACAAGGAGTTGGGTTTTGATGAAGAAGATGGTGGATTTTAATTAATATTTTAAATAAATAATATAAATACTTAATAGATGTAGTGTTTAACTAAACTGTAAGGAGATAAAAATGGACACTGAGAAGATTAAAGATGCGTTTACAGATTTCGAGAATGATGATTTTATTGCGGCAGGGGAAAAGATTAAAGCAGAGGTTCACACAGCTGTAAATACTTATATTGAAACAAAGGCTGGTTTAGAAAAGGGAATCGATCCCAAACCAGAACCAGATAAGGAACCGGAACCCGAAGATGGTGAAGTTAAACTGCCCCAAAAGAAAAAGACGAAAAGTAATCGTCTATAGAGACTAAGGAGAAACCCAATGGGTAGAAAACTAATAACAGAAGAAATGTTCGCTGATATTCTTGTAGAAGAGAAAGGTCAAGACCTTTACATCTATGGTATTTTCTCATCAGCAGAACTCAAGAACGGCAATGGTAGAGTTTATGGTCGTAATTTACTTGAAAGAGAAATCAAGAAAATAAATGAAAAGATTGATAGAAGCCTGTGGGGTGAGTTAGGTCATCCACCTTGTATTTTTGGTGATAATGAAATATTAACAAAAGATGGATGGAAAGAGATTCAGAATATCGCAAATGATGAGGTTGTTGCAACACTTAATCCAGACTCCAGAGAAATTGAATATCATCAAATAGACGAACGTATAGAAGCACCTTTTGTAGGTGATATGTTTAGATATAAAAATAGACAAGTTGATATGTCTTTCACACCCACCCATAGACATTTTCTGATAGATAGATATAACAAACATTTGTTTGCGACCTCAGAAGAGGTTGATCAATCAACTACAAGAAGATTTAAAAAATGTTATATCCCCAAGACAGGCACATGGATAGGTAATGATATAGATGTCTTTACCTTGAAAGGATTTTCAGTTGACGAATGTAAAAATAGAAAATTTAAAAAAGACTATACTGAAAATGTTGAAATAGATATGAATGTATTTATATCATTTCTCGGTATCTATCTTGCAGAAGGTAATTTATCAAAAGGTGGGGATGGTACATATACATGTGTTCATATTTCTCATATTAAGGAAGAAAGTTCTTTAATGATTGAAAAATTATTAGATATGTTCCCTGAGGGTATGAAATGGGAAAGAAAAGATAGAGAATTTATATTGACGGATAGAAGATTATCAAAATTTCTTGAGGGATTGGGTAATTGTTATAGTAAATATATACCAGATGAATTCAAACAGTTATCACCTCAATACTTAGAACAGTTACTTTATTGGTTTGGTGTCGGTGATGATAGGCATAGTGTTGATGATAATGGATACGAAAGAAGGGGCATATTTTCAACATCTAAAAGAATGATTGATGATTTTCATGAAATTGCATTGAAGTGTGATATTTCTGCAATGAAGACAGTGGAAATATGTGATACCGATTATGTTTTTGGAGGTAGAGTTATCAAAGCGTGTAATAAACAACCTCTATATTTTCTAAAGTTATATACTTCAAAAGGTATATGGATGTTTGATGATCATACCAATGTTAGTAAAGAATCTTACAATGGTAATGTTTATTGCGTTAGGGTAAAAAATCAAAATTTCTATGTTAGAAATAAAGATAGTGTTTCGTTCTGGACAGGTAATTGTCCTGAAATCAACCCTGATAAGATCGCTATCAAGATCGAATCACTTGATTGGAAGGGTAACGACATCATAGGTAAAGCCAAGGTACTTGACACACCAATGGGAAACATCGCCAAGACTCTCGTAAAAGAGGGTGGTATTGGTATCAGTAGTCGTGGCCTCGGAACAGTTGGAAGTGATGGTCGTGTTAATGATGATTTCAATTTGCTGACATGGGACTTAGTAACCGAGCCTTCAAATTCACCAAGCTGGGTGAGGGGTATTTATGAGGGTAAGGAATGGGACTCTATTGTAGCACAGCCTGAGTTGTCTGTTGAAGAAGCACAGGAAATATTTGCAAAACACCAAATGGAACTCATTAAGAAACTTCTAAAGAACATTTAATAACGTCTTTCAATTTTCACATATAGTATAGGGGAAATCTACAAATGGTGGATTTCCTTTTTCTATGTATAAATATATATAGAAATCAATGGTTTATTAAATCACAATAGGAGGATTATAGTATGGATTTAAAAAAAGTTTTAACACTGTTAGGTGTTGATTCGCTGAATGAGGAACAACAAGAAGAATTGAAAGTTGGTCTTCAAACGCTTATCGATGCAAAATCTGACGAAAAATCAGCAAAGATTGTAGAAGAGAAGATTACAGAAGCAAAAGCGGCGTTGGCAGAACAGATGGAAGCAAAATTTGAAGAATATAAAGATGATGTAACATCAAAATTCTCAAACTTCGTTGACAAAATTCTCGAAGCCGAAATGGTCATTCCTGAGAAAGTATTGAAGTTTGCAAAACAGGGTGAGTTGTATGAAGACCTTATTGAGCAGTTCAAAACCAGACTCGGTATTGATGAAGGACTTGTAAACAGGGAAACCCAAGAACTCCTTAGAGAAGCGAAAGATGAAATCGTATCTCTTAAAGGTAGCGTTAACTCTCTCATGGGCGATAAACTTGAAATTGAGAAAGATGCTCAAGAGATGGCCGCTAAACTTTATCTTGGAAAGAAATGTGATGGTCTTACAGAATCACAGAGAAATCAGGTAGTTAAATTGCTTGATGGTGTTTTAGTTAAAGAAGAAATTGACAAGAAATATGCTATCATCGTTGAAACTCTTAATCTTAAAGAAGAGGAAGAGCCAGAGGAAGAGCCAGAGGAAGAGAAAAAAACAGAAAAGAAAAAAGACGTTGTCACGATGGCATATGAGTGTCCTGAGTGTGGTGCAAAAGCCAGTATTAAAGAGGGCGATGATTCAAAATGTGCTGAATGTGGTGCAGCCATGAAGAAAGTGGAAGAAAAAGAAGAAGATAAGAAGAAAGATGGCAAGGGAAAAGGCGAACTTGATGAAGCTTTAAAAGAGGATGCCAAAAACATCTTGGCAGAAAATAAGACAGATGAGTTAACCCCTTGGCAGAAGATGCAAAAGGAATGGATTAGTAAGTTATAATCCATAAACAATTATTAGTACAATAAACACATAAGAAATAACAAGGAGAGTAAAAATGGATATTAAACAAATTACCGAAAACTGGAAAGAAGTTCTCGATGCAGGTGGAACTTTTAAATCAGAGAAAGTAAGAACCGCTACAGCAGTTATGTTACACAATGAGCATGTTTATCTTACAGGTGGACGTGAAATGAATGAAACCACAGCATATGGTTCAGGTTCAGTTGACCCTAATGCCGCTGGATACGCAGGAAATGGCGAGTTCCATAAAATCGCTATCCCTATGGTTCGTAGAACATTCCCTGAGTTGATCGCTCATGAAATCGTTGGTGTACAGCCAATGACCGGTCCTGTTGGATTAGCGTTTGCCCTTCGTTTCACAGCAGATCAGACTTATAATAGTGTGGCTGGAACGGAAGTTGGACATAACAGCATTGATTCAACATACACTGGTTCTATGAATACCACAGCTGGTGAGGAACTTGGTTCTGATACAACAACCAACCGTGGTCTTGGTATCGGTTCCGATGTACAGATCAAAGAACTCAGCATGACTGTTGAGAAAGCGCAAGTTGAAGCAAAAACTCGTAAGTTGAGAAGCAGATGGTCAGTTGAAGTTGCTCAGGACTTAAAAGCTATGCACGGCCTGAATTTAGAAGAAGAAATGGCTGACGTTTTGGCATACGAAATCACAGCGGAAATTGACCGTGAGTTGATGGCCAAAATCAGAACAGTTGCCGCTGGTAATAGCGCATCTACAACTCTGAACTGGGCATCTTCTACCGATTTCGATGGTCGTTGGGAATCAGAGAAGTATCGTAACCTTTACAACCATATCATCAAAAAAGCAAATCAGATTGCTATCGACACTCGTAGGGGTGCTGGTAACTTCGTTGTTACTGCTCCTCAACCATGCGCTGCTCTTGAAGCAACCGCCGCTTTCACCACTGCA